CAGTTAATGATAAGTCAATTAGGCCTAGTTTATCTTCTAGTCCATCAACAATTTCTACGTCTTGTATATTGTAATCAACAAATGATTGAAAGTCTTTTGTATACCAATCTTTAAATGTATCATAAGGCATATCATCTTTACCACGACCAAGTTCTAACTCACCAATAAAGTCAAGTTTATAACTTTCTTGTCTTTGTGGTATAAACCATTTGTATAAGTCCAAGTAATCTAAATTTGTAATACCATAAATTGTATATACTGTTTGAGGTCTACCCCTTACAACAATCTCCTCACTTTTAATTAAACTCCAAGGAGAAAACTTATTGGCCACTTTATCGCCAGCCACCATTTTAAGTCTATTCATTAAGTAAGGTAAGTCAAAGAATTTTGTATTCCAACCAGTAATTACATCTGGATAGTTCTTAATCCAAAACTTCATAAACTCAAACAACAATTGGTTTTCATTCTTACATTTGATATAAGTTACATCTGATCTATCAGTTTTATAGTCACCTGTACCCCAAGTGATGATTTGTTTATTAGATTGATTTTTAACTGTAATACAAAGTAGTTCTTCAATAGGATTTTCTACATCAGGAAAGCCATTTTCACAACTAGTTTCTATATCAAGTGTAAAGATTTTAATAAAGTCTTTGTCCCATTTAATATCTTCAGGATATTCTTTACCAATATATTGATAGTGATAACGTTCTAATCCGTAAATAGGTGAGTTTTGAGTTACAACTTCTCGTCTAAACTTACGAGCAGAGTCTATGTTTTTAAATGTAATTGGTTTTAAATATTGGCCTTGTAAATTTTTATATTCAGTTTGTTGTTGTGTCAAAGCATACAAAGTAGGACCAAAGTCTAATTTTTCTTTAAAGTCTTTGCCTTCGTGTATGCCACGTACTAACAATTTACCTTTATGCTCAATTACTGACTTATAAAAATTCATAATAAAAATGTATAATAGTATATATTAGGGAATACGTACAATTAAACCATCTAACTTTTCAGTTAAATCTATTTGACAAGCTAATCTACTATTGTCTGTCGCTTTGTGTTCATAATCCAAAAGTTCTTGTTCAGCACTTGTTTCTTTTGGTTTACCAACTTTATCTATCCAGGCGTCATCAACTATTACGTGACAAGTACAACAAGCACAACTACCACCACAATCAGCGTCTATTCCTGGAATATAATTGTTTTCAGAATAATATTTTGAAGCTTCCATCAAAGTGTGATGTACAGGTACCTCAACAGTTTCAGACTTCTTATTATTTTCATAATAAAAAGTTACATTTATTTTTTTCATTAATCTAATTTTGGAAGTTTAGTTTCTGTTATTAAACCTGGTGGTGTTACAATACTGCTTGTGTTTTGTTGATATGATTTCATAATCTCATCTTTAGGTTCAGTTATAAACACAACTTTATCTTTTGCTATAGTTATGTTATCACTTTTACCAAAAGCATTGTATAGTGACATCATTAATTGAATTGGTTTTCCTGGACCCATTTGTTGAGGTATAATAACAAATGGTTTATTTAAGCTCACGCCTTGGTCGTTTTCACCTACTTTAGCGATTACATCTTCACCTGTAGATAGTCTTAATATTTTCACGTCTGACATAATATTTCTCCTTATTATTTAATATAACACAATCTGTGTTATTTGTCAATGTTATTTCTTTTCAAAACCAATCTTATCTTCTTTGCCTTCTTTTTCAATTGGTCTTAATCTTTTACTTAATACAAATGTTCTATTAGGGTTGACACTTACATTCATTTGTCGCATTAATTCTCTATTAATTAATAAATCTGAACCTGATCTAGGTCTAGCGTCTAAACCTATTTCAACATCTTTATAGGTAAAACCGTTAAAAGTAATATCCATTAAAATGGTTGGCCTAATTTCGGATGGCTCTTCGCCGTCAGCATTTGCTCTATAAACTTTACTTGTACCATTTCTCGGTTTTGTATAAGTTTTACCGTTAAACTTCCATTTGATAACTTTATTTTCTTCTAAAATTTCATCTGCGTGTAAGGCACAAGCAAGTGAACCATTACCTGTATCAAACTTTGCTCTTACTTTTCCTAATTCATCTAAATCAACTGTTTCTAACCAACCACATTCAGCGGCCGCCTGTCTATCCCAATGACTTCTTTTAGACACCCAATCTATTATATCATACATCAATTCTTCACCACCAATCGCTCCAGATGGTTCTGGTTCTGAATAATAGTCTTTATATTGATAACCCTCGTACTCAGCACCTGATCCAGGACTACCATTAATTTCTAACACATATGGTTTACCTTTATAAACTATATGGTCAACACCAACCAAATATGCTTTTGAAGCTCTAGCGGCCTTTAAAATAACCTCTTGTTCTTCTTCACTTAATTTATATGGTTTTGGTGTAGCACCTCTATGAGTGTTTGATCTAAATTCACCTTTAGCCGCAATTCTATTTGTAGAAGCAAAGATTTTATTATCTACAACTAAAGTTCTAATATCACCATCTACTTCCATATATTCCTGTATTAATACTTCTGCATCGTGTTTCCATAATGCTTGTATTGTAGAAACTAAACTATCCATAGTTTCAATTTTAATTACACCAATACCTTGTGTACCAGTAAGTGTTTTTAATATAATAGGAAACTTATTACCAACTAATTTTACAGCGTCTTCTATGTTTTTTTCATTTGATATAAATGCTGTTCTAGGTGTTGGTATACCATACTTTTCAAATAACAATGCTGATGTTAATTTATTATCACAAGTCAGCATAGCCGATCTAGTGTTTAACATAAATGAAGATGAATTTTGAAAGGCAGATAATAAAGAAAGTCCAGCCTCGTCTTCAATAGAGCCTGCTCTTGTAATACAAACAGTATCTTTACCTATAAATGTATGTTCTGAATCTTTACCGTCATAATTATAGACAGTTAAAGTATTTTTATCTTCGTCTTTACCTGTGATGATAGCGTGTTTAGTATTAATAATAACACACTCAAAACCTTTTTTCTTACAAGCTTTTTCTATTAGACCAACTGTTAATTCTTTTTTAGGTGCTTCACCAGCTTTTTGTTTTTTAACATTTGGATTTGATTTCGTAATAATCGCAACCGTGATAGGTTTATTTTTACGACCTAAATCTTGTTCTGTAATAAATTCTTTAAACTTCGGTACTAACATCTTCACTATCTTTTACTTCTTCCTTTGTTTCGACTTTTTTACCAATATTATATTTAGCTGATAAAGTCCACTCTTTTTTCTCTTTAAAAGGTAAAACTTTTATTTGACTTAATGGTGCTTTGTTTTCAGCTTCAGTTGGTTTAACTATGTCTATCAAATTCCAATCTTGTAAAAGTATAGCAATTGTGTTTCTTCTTTGAATATCGTTCTCTACTAATGTAGCCTTTTTACCATCTAAAGCAAATAATTCTTTAAAATGTGTAATAAAATATTTACCTTGTTTGTGTAATATATGGCACGATTGGTAAAGAGTCTTATCTTTTCTGGATGCTACACCAATTCTAGTTAGTGTTTCTCTCACTTTTAGGAAGTCGTCTGGTTGTTTGATTGTAACCTCTAACATATTGTCAGCCGACCATTGTATTTCTTTGTCACTCATTTTTTTCTCCCACCTTTGTTCAAGGCCTCTTTTATAAATTCAATTTGTGTTTCTGTTAATATGTTAAGAGCTTGTTTTGCCTTCTCATTACTATATCCATAATACTCTTTTACATACTCTAAATTCTTCAATTTGGCTTGTGATAACCATTTGCCACCAAATCGCTTCTTTTTTCTTATACTATTTATCAAAAAATGAAACTGTATTTTTTTCTCTAAAAAATGATACCCATTCATCTCATTGGCAGCTGCTATACAATCATAATGCATTGACAAACATTTATTAATAATGAACGGTGGATACTTCTTTTCCCACGTTAAATCGTCTGTATCTAATAAATTCTCTTTTGAGAAGTTAATAGCATTTAAATAATCTTTCAATTCGTACATAATAATTCTGGAGCGGATAGGCGGTAACGCTCCGCCATCTCCACGTTGGCAACGTGGCGTAATAC